TCATCAATTAGAAATTCTAATGGGTAATTTAAAATGCGATAGAATGTGTATTGCTCAATTTCATAATGGAGGACACTTTTATCCCACAGGAAAATCAATTAAGAAATTTAGTATTTTCTATGAACGAACTACCGATAGAACAGCTTCTATAAAAGATACTTTCCAAAATATTCCAGTATCTTTATTTCCTAAGGCATTTTCATTAATATATAAGGATGGAGAAATAGTAGTCCCTAATACCAGTGAAAATACTGTAGATTGTGGTTTATTTCAAGTTAATGGAAAAGATTATAAAACTAAATCATTTTATGTTTTTTCAATAAAAGATATAAACAACAATTTTATAGGTTCTTTAACTATATCGTATTACGAAAAAGAACATCATTTCACTCAAGAAGAGTGGATATTAATAAGACAAAAAATAGGTGCAATAGGAGCAATTTTGACTGACTACTTGCATGGAAAAAGATAAACGCAATATTTATAATAAAATATACTATAATGAATAACTCATTTGAACATATGCAAAAATTAGCTTTTGGTAAAGTTGTTACCGAAGCTAAAAAAGAAGTTTTAACTGAAAATGCACTTAAAGCTAAAATTAAAGAGTTAGTACATTCGTCTTTAGGTGAAGCTAAGAAAAAGAAAAAAGAAGAAGATGTAGCTCCTCAAGAAGATATAGATCTAGAAATGGACACTACTGAAGAAATACCAGTAGATACCATGGCTCCTGAGTCATCAGTTGAAGTAGATATCGATCCTAAAGTTAAAGCAATTCAAGATGCTTTGAACAAAGCATTAGCAAATGCTCAAGCATTAAATGATGAAAAATTAGTTCAACAAATTGGTAATACTATTACAATGTTAGTTAGAACACAAGTAGTAGGACAACAAGAAATATAATAATAAACAATAAATAAACAAATAAAAACAAACATTTATGAATTCACAAGAACTATTTGAACAAATTAGTGGGTTATTCGAAACAGCAAAAGAAAACCACGCTGAAACAACTAAAGCCGCTAAAGGTAGAGCACGCAAAGCACTTTCTGAAATGAAAAAACTTATTGCTGCTTACAACAAAGCTTCTGTTGCCGAAGTAAAAGCAAAGTAAAATGGCACAACTTACCCCAAGAGAAATAGCAATCAAAAATCAACTCTACAATCAATATAAACAAAACAAAGACGAGTTTATAAAAGATTATGGATCTGATGCTGAGCGAGTTATGTTGGGGAGAGCAATTAAATTAGCAAAATCAATGGCTGCAAAAGACGACAAACAAAAAATTAAGGAAATGATTAAAAAGACCCTTCAAGGGCCTATTTCCGAAACTGAAGAAATTAACTCAATTGAATACGTACAAAATCGTATACCAGTTGAAAGTAATCCTGAAGATGTAATTAAGTTGGATGTTCCACTACTAATTCGTATAATGGAATATGCTAGAGAAGATGCTAAAACAGACATGGATTTACATTTTGCAGCAGAAAACATGATTCAGTTATCAAAAGCAAACAGAATTCTCAATATGGGAGATTATGAAAGTATTGTTTCTCCATATGTAAAAATTGATTAAAATGACTAAAAGCGAGTTTAGAGACAGAATTAAGTCTTTAGTTAAACAAGTATATTCAGGTGCAACAAAATCAACAGAAGTAGATTTAGACACAATATCTGCTGTATCTTTAGATACAACTCGTTTTCCAGTACTAGCTAAATTCCCAACACTTAGAGATACCATTATTAAATTATTAACAGATCAATACGATTTGTTTTTAAAAGATATCGAATGGGTAGCACCACGTCCTACTACATTCCGTATTGTATTAGCAAACGATCAAGTATTTTATTTGATATTTACTGATAGAACATGGATTGGTAAAGTAGAAGGTAAAAAATATTACTTATTAAACATAAGTGAAGAACAAAATTGTGTTGAATCAATAGCTAGAATATTATCCTATGGTGCTAAAGCTGAAGTTAAAAAAGAAGAAGTAGCACCTGAAGCACCCGTAGAAACTCCTGCAGAAACACCAGCAGAAACTCCTGTTGAAGAAACACCACCAACCGCATAATGGACGCATTAGATTTATTTTTTAAAAAATACTCTTACAAATTTCCCAAAGGATATCCTGACATGAATAATGAGCAGGATATCAATATTTTAGCTAATTTGTTAGAAGGATTAGGAATTGATCTATCAGAAAGTTCATTATCTCAAAAAGAACTAGAAAAACCATATCCATCTAGAAATGAATTTTCAAGTAAATATACTGATAGGGGTGAAAGATTTTTAGAAAAGATACTAAATGGTAGTGAATTTGAATTAAATGATGGTTCTACTATTAAAATTGATCCTAAAGCATCATCTGAATTAGTAGATGCCCTTAAAAAGAAACAATACGATATTTTAAGTAAAGGATCTAAGGTATTAATTGATACTGATGGTAAAGCTTACGGAATATCTTCATTTAAGAAAACTGAAGAATTTGGAAGCGGAGCAGGACAAGGTGGAGGAGCAGCAAATACTGCTATTCAAGAGTCATCTCAAAGTGTAGTTAATTCAATAGCATATAAAATCAAAAAAGGAAATATTACAGCAGAAGATTTAACTGATGAGAATATTGACAAAGCATATGGATTAAGTGATGTATCTAGTACTTTAGATGAAGTTAAAGACTTTATCAAAAATCAAAAAAGCTGGACAGATACATTTATTTCATCCGCTAATGCATTGCTAGCTAATTTCCAAAATTCAAACTTTCAACAACATAGAGGTTCTGAATTTGTAAATAAAATTTATGATACGTTTGCTGTTGCTAAAAAAGAAGCAGGTGTATCCATGCAATCAGACAAATGGAATCCTGCGGATATTTGGATGGTAGATACATCTATTTTAGGAATGTCATTCCCTACAAAATTAAGTGAATTAAATGCTACATTAGCTGATTTATACGCAAATAATAAATTGATTGGGGTGTCACTTAAAAAAACAGGTGCCGAAGCAAAATTAGGTACTTATAATTTAAGTGCCGAAGATAGAGAAGGATATACTTATGAAGGATCTGATTCTAGACCAACCAACAACAATACAGTAATAAATTATAATGATGGTTCTATAACATTTAGAACATTCAATTATGCTAGTAATTTTGCAGGTGAAATAAAAGGAAAAACAGCAGCACATGGTAAAATAGGATTAGGTGCTATAAATGACACTTTAAAAGCATTTAATATTAATCCATTACTCTCTACAACAGAGTTACAAACAAAATTTAAAGCAAAAGACACTGATTTATTAGATAATTTTTATAACAATTATATTAAAATTGTTGGAAATCTTTCAAGAGAAGAATTTAATAAAATAGTAGATGAAAAAGATTTAAACTGGTTAGTATCGAAATATTTATCCACTAGTCTAGCCGCTAAAATTGAAGCCCAACCTGAAAATACCCAAAATGAAATTATTTCAGATATTATTCGGTATGCTTCATCTTCTACTAGTTCTAGCTCAGTATTTGCTAAAATATCATAATATTTATAGGTATGGAACGTATTAAACAACTTATTCGAGAAGTACTTTCTACACCACCCAAGAAAGAATCATGCAACTGCGGTTGCCATTCTTGTGAAAACGTAGGAAATAAGGGTCCAGTCCTAAACGAAAGCTTAAATGCCAAAATCGTAATGACTGAAAACATGAAATACCATGTTGATAACAAGTTACCACTTACAGAAAATACATTTCGTTATGGTTCACAAGCATTCTTAGATTTATGGGCTGAAGCTCGTTATCTATATTCTCGTAATGCTATTCATGTAAACGATGACGATAAAGAAATTTTACTTGAAACTAATTTAGGTGAATATGGAATGTATGAAGGTAAAAAAGTACCTTTAGATTTACCTATGTTAGAGGATGATTCACTAGCGGCTGATGAAGAAGAAATAGCTGACGAACCTATATCTGAAACTGATAAAAAGAAAAACCCACCAATTGGAAAACCAAAACGTGGTGGCTCTAAAAAGTTTTATGTATATGTTAGAGACAAAGGCAAAATTAAAAAAGTTAGTTTTGGAGATACAACAGGACTATCAGCTAAAATAAACAATTCTAAAGCACGCAAAGCATTTGCCTCTCGTCACGATTGTAAAAATAAAAAAGATAGAACAAAAGCATCTTATTGGAGCTGTCGCTTACCAAGATATGCTAAATTATTAGGTTTAAAATCATCATTTTCAGGATTTTGGTAATATGAAACTATTAGAACTTAGACAACTTATTCAAGAAGAACTACGTATAGTACGTGAAAGTTCTGCTTCAAAGCTTTATAAAGTAGAAGGACTATTAGTAACAAATACTGATAAAAAAACACAATCCCAAATACTTTCAGATATTAGATCAGTTCCAGGCATTACAACAGTAGATGCTCAGGAATATACTCCTCGTTTACCTAAAAAAGGATACACATACGATAGATTAACTGTCAAGGTCGATCCATATCCATACATTAAAAAAGACGGTAAATTTGATATAGAAACGATTAAACAAGTAATCGCAAGTATTGGTGGGATTAAAGGAATAGTTAAATTTAGAGTTGATAATCCCCAATTAATTAACATTGGGATATGATTAAGTTAATTAATCTTCTAGAACAAATTCTTCAAGAGAAAGCTGATCGCTGTAAGCGTATTGCTGATCGCAAGTATGATAAACCATCTGCTTACAAATCAGGTGCTATTGTTAGATGTCGTAAAGGCGATATTTGGAAGGATTTGAAAGAAGATGAATTAAATGAAAAAGTAAAAGAAACACTTCGTACTTGGTTCAAACGTAAAGGTGCACCTGGTAAAGAAGGTGGATGGGTTGATTGTAATACTTGTAGAGACGGAAAATGTAAATCATGTGGTAGAAAAGAAGGTGAAAAACGTTCTAAATATCCTTCATGTCGTCCAACCCCTGCTCAATGTAAAACACCTGGTAAGGGTAAGAAATGGGGGAAAACAAAATGATCAAATTATTAAACTTACTAAAAGAAACATTATCACCACAATCAAGTAAAGCAGCACCATATGGTTCGGGATATGTCCCGGTTAAAGAACTAGTAACAGATACAGAAGTTATTTGTGACAATTGTGGCTGGGAATGGGATATTGCGGATGGTGGAGATGATTTATACATTTGCCATAAATGTAATCATGATAATACTCCAAATAATTAAATAAAAAATAAAATATGGACACTTTTGATTTAAGAAAATATTTAGCTGAAGGTAAACTATATGAAGCATTAATGGCTTGCCCTCTACCTACTCAAAATTTAGAATTAAATACCAAAAATAGAGACTCAGCTATTAAAGCAGATTATATTAAATATGGTCCCTTAAATGTTGATGAACCTGGAGACTATTGGGATGAATTAGCCGAACATTGGGATACTACAGTTGAAGCAGCTAAACAATCACTTTGTGGTAATTGTGCTGCTTTTGATATTTCCCCAAGAATGGAAGACTGCATGCCTGGTTCACTATCAGATGATGATGGAAAATTAGGATATTGCTGGATGCATAGTTTCAAATGCCATTCAGCTCGTACTTGTAGAACATGGGCAAAAGGTGGTCCTATTGAAAAAGATAGTATATCTTATGAATGGCAAGAACGTAAAGGAGAATGACCCCATACACAGACATAGAAGTTACAGATACTTATATTGTTCGTGAATTTAACGAAAATATAGATCCAATAGAATTGATGTGGCATCGCGATAATGAAGATCGTACATTAGAAATACTTGGTGAAACAAATTGGAGAATACAATTAGATAATAAATTGCCAATCTTACTAGAAAATCATATATTTATAAGAAAACACGAATGGCATCGTGTTATTAAAGGAACTGGAACACTAAAATTAAAAATATACAAATGAAATCAACTGAATTAAGACAACTTATCCGCGAATCAATTAATGAATATATTCGTGACATTGATGAAGCAGGAAATAAAGCCGCTTTAGACGCTAAAATGACTGCAACTCAAGAAGCAATCGATCTGCGCAAGAAAAAAATGAATATGGAAGGTCTAGATGAGGCATATCATGACATGCTTGACAAAGGTAAAGTTAAAGAATTAAGTGGTGAGGTTAAAGCATTGGAAAAAAGCTTAACTAAACTAAAAAAACAATTAGATAAACTTAACTCAAAAGGTGCTAAAACTGAAAAAGTTGAAGATAAAGAAATTGTTGATGAAGTTGAAATTGACGAAACATTTCCTGAATCTGGCGCTCAACTAGAAGAAGATGAAAATTTAGAAGATTTGGAAGATGAGGCGGATGAAATGGATATGTATGAATCTCTTCATATGCAAAAACTAGCAGGTATCATTTCAGAAACTGAATATAACGCTAAAGTAAAAGAAGTAAAAAAAGCATCTAAAAAATAACATATAGACTGATTCATAGCCGGTCGCTCGAAAGAGACAAAACATCATGGATCTGTGGCCCATTTTTCGAAAGAAAGGTGGGCCACTTTAATTGGGATTTCAAAATAAAAAATTTTATATTTAACACATGAAAAAAATTGTAATCGTAGGAGCAGGTGTAGCAGGTATTAACGCTGCTACCAAATTAGTAGACAATGGATATCCAGGACATCTAATTACAGTTATAGATAAAGGTAGCGATCCATATAATCGCTTACCTGAACAAGTAATGGAAGGTATGTTAGGTGCTGGAGGTTGGAGTGATGGTAAATTAACATACCATACTGCAATTGGAGGAGTATTATCAAAATACTGTGGTGAAGAAAAGGCTATGGAATTAATGGATCAAGTAATTAAGAACTTTACTCGTTTCCACCCTAAACCAGAAGAAATATTTATGTCTGATCCTCAAGAGGAACCAGAATTTATTAAACCACACTTTGGACTAAGACTATTCCCAGTATGGCATATTGGTTCAAATTATCTACATGAAATTGCTATTAGTTGGTATGCTTATTTAGCTGATAAAGGTGTTAATTTTATGTGGGAAACTGAAGTTGTTGATATAGAATTTAATGATTATACTGTTTATTATAAATCCCCATTAACTGAAAAAGATGACGTTGATTCCAAATACTATGATACCCTAATATTCGCTGTAGGTAAATCAGGTATTGACTTTGGTAAACAACTAGCAGACGATTATAAATTACCAACTGAACCTAAATCAGTGCAAATAGGGGTCCGTTTTGAGGCACCACAAAAATATTTTCAAAAATTAATTGATGTATCATACGATTTTAAATTATATCAAAAATTCGATAACGTATCTCTACGTTCATTTTGTACAAATAATAATGCAGCTTATGTGGCTGTTGAGAACACTTATGGGGATGTAAGTTATAATGGTCATGCTAAAAAAGGGGAAGAATATCGTAACGATATGACTAACTTTGGTATCCTAATGGAAATTAAAGGTATTGAAAATCCATTTGAATGGAGTAGAGAATTAGTTTCTAAAATCCAAATTGATAGTAAAGGATTATATTATTCTCCTTCCCGTAAACCAGGACAAACATCAGAAGGAAATATAGTAACAGCTACTCCAATAAGTTTAGATGGATTAACTCATTTAATTGAACCTTCATTTAATGGTTATTTCAAATATATATGGGATTTTATACAAAATATGAATGAAATATTTGAATTTGGTGACGATTGGGGAATGTATATTCCTGAGGTAAAATATGCCTCCGCAGAACCATTAACAAATTATTCTGATTTATCTTTAATAAATTATCCTAATATTCATTTTGTAGGAGATGCTCTATCAGCAAGAGGTATAACTGTTAGTGGTGCCCAAGCTATTTATGTAGCTGAAAGTATCTTGAGAAATATTGAGGAAAATATTTAATTTCTGGGATTTAGCCATATGTATAATAAAATAATATGACTAAGATTTATATATTAGAAAGAAATGGAGTTCCGTTTTACGTTGGGAAAACTAAAGGAAATTGGAGAGAAAATAAACATAAACTAAAGTTTGGAGGAGATATTAATTTTATTGAGATAGATACTGTTGAAGATTGTGAGTGGTTATTTTGGGAAAAATATTATATATCCCTTTATAAAAGTTGGGGATTTATTTTAGTTAATAAAAATAATGGTGGTGGAGGTCCTGAACAATATACTGAGGAGCAAAAGCAAAAGATGAGAAAGCCTCATAAAGAAGGAACAGGGGAAAAAATTAGTAAAGCATTAACAGGAATAAAACGTGGACCTCAATCCGAAGAAACAAAACAAAAAACTAAATTAGTTAGAACCGGTAAACCTCAACCAAATATTAGTAAAGCTAATAAAGGTAGAACTATATCTTGGGCTAGTAAAATAGGAGATGCTCTTAGAGGAGTACCTAAAAACTATCCTAATCCTAACAAAAAAATTATATATCAATATGATACCAATAATAATTTGATAAACCAATATAATAGTGCCGCCGAAGCTGGAAAAGCATTAAATAAAAGTGGAAATAGTATAGCAGATTGTGCTTCGGGCAGGCAAAAAACAGCATATGGATTTATATGGAAATACACATCTTTGTAAATGCGCCAATATGTATAACAAAAACATATTTAAAACATAATGGAATTAAGAAAATACATCCGCGAAATGGTTGAGAATGAGCTTGATGAAATGGCTCGTATCTCTACTAACATCAAAATTGGTGATCCTGAAAAAGCAGCTATTGCAAAAGAATTATATGCTGGAACTTGGTACGGCGATATGATTGATTATGTTGAAGAATCAGGAGCTACTGGTATTCCTCAACCTGAACTAGCAAGAATGTTAGGTAAATCAGG